CAACCGAGGCCGATGGACAAAGCATAATCTTACTTAATGCATTTAAAGATAGATACGACTTTCCAGAACTCCGGCGTGTAGCACTAGAAGAGTATAGAGATTGGAAACCTGACATGGTAATTATTGAGGCTAAAGCCACAGGACTGCCTCTGACTCACGAGTTAAGGCAAATGGATATACCGGTTATTAACTTTACACCGTCAAAAGGAAATGATAAGCATACAAGATTAAACTCCGTTGCACCGCTTTTTGAAAGTGGCAAAATATGGGCGCCTATGCACGAGCATTTTGCACAGGAGGTCATTGAGGAATGTGCCTCTTTCCCATTTGGAGAATATGATGACTATGTGGATAGTACGACACAAGCCATTATGAGAATTAGACAGGGTGGTTTGGTTCGACATCCTGAAGATTATCAAGAAGAACCTATTGTACGGGGACACGTAAAGTATTATGGCTAAAAGACAAACTATTGATCTAATAATAAAAACATTCAGAGAATTAGGTGGAAATGTATCCGATGTCCTTGGTTCCCGAACCAATGTTAGTTTCTTAGGTATAGGGGACAACGTCGAACCATTCTTAGACAGAAATTTAAATACCGAGGCTCTAGGAGTCTTATCTCAAAGTAAAGCAATCGATGAAGCAAAGAACGCTGTCGGTTTCGCGGTTGGCGATAAACTAAACGATATTCAAGCAAACAATCTCTTAACTAATCTTAACAAGATGAAAGAGTTTTATATGCCAGCACCTGTTACAAACATCACGGACATGGCAACAGGGACCAGGAACTTAGATGCAGAAGGTTTAGGTGCTTTAAGAATGCAAAAGACAGATGATGAATTAGCAGTTATGGCTGAAAAAATAGGTTTAAACGATCCTAATAAAAATAGATTTTTACGAACAGATGATCTACCACCACCGGGTTCACGTGGTGGACCAAATGATATTGCAGCACCAGTTCAAGATGCTGAAACAACAATTAGAAATTTAGAAGCACAAGAAGCTGGATTAGGTAGACAGTTTGAAAACATAGTTACTAATAGAGGTGATGTACCAAGTAAACGTACAGCAGCTAGAGAATTTTTAGTAGAGGCATTAAAAAAAGATGAAATGGATGTAGGCACAGCTGCATTTGGTAAAACAAATTTAAACAATATTATATCCGCAGAAGATGTAAAATATATTACTGAAGGCGGTGGAGGAATTGGTGGAGATCCAATCTTACTTGTTGAAAAATACTTTGGCCCAAGAATTGCAGAAGCATTACCTACTAATGCATCTAATGAAGAAATTTTAATTTTTACTAAAAGAGTTTTAGAAAATGTAACAGACTCTGCAGGATTAAAACCTGACAATCCAAAGTTTGATAGAATGACTGCAAAGTTTGTAGATGAGATGGCAGACGGTGGACGTGTAGGGTTAAGATTTGGAAAACTTGCTGGTAAAGCTTTTGGTCTTTCAAAAAAACTTGCAAACATAAATAAGTCTGTCGACGAAGGAACACAAATGGGTTACGGAGCACTCCGTGAGTATGGTATTGAAGCAGAAGATATTTCAAGATTATTTAGAGAACTTGCAATGGACAGAACTATGGTTGGTCCTGAGAAAACAGAATATTTTAAAATGCTAAACCAAGTCTTAAAAAATCCAGATCAATTTCCTGATGGAATAATAGAAATTAAAAAAAGATTAGGTATGGATTTTGCCAGAGGTGGACTAGCTAAGATCTTGGAGGTCTAATGGCTGATCAAGTAGTTACTAAAGTAAAAAATATTAGCAAACAAGTTAGATCAAATCCTAGACTTTTTAAACTTTTTAATGAAGATAATCTATATAATTTACGTTTAGGAAGTTCAAAATTTAGAAAAGTTTATTTTGGGACCAAAGAAGAACTAAACACTATTTTTGAAAATAGAACAAGATCTGGTGGTGCACGTAATATGGATCTTAAACCTCCAAAAGGTTTTGTAACAGCTGAAGATATGTTTACCGCATCAAGAAATAAAAATATTTTTGTTAGTGAAGGTAGACAAGCATCAAGCTTTGCCGACAAATTTGGTTTTCCTAAAACAACAGTTAAAGGTAAAATGTTCTTTGACATAAGTAAATTAGAAATTCCAGAAGAAGTAGATAAAATTCAAAAAGCTCAAGTGATTGCAGGATCTGGAACACCAGAAGCAAAAGCAAAGTTTTTTAAAGGTAAATCTTTTGAAAGTAAAAAAAGAAATAAAGCATTAAAAAAATTTGGTGGTGTAAAAGAAGGACCGTTTCAAGGAACTAAAAAAACAAATTTATCTCACATGGACGATATATTTTCACAGTATATTACAGGTTCTAATATAGGTTATGCACCTGCTTCTATAAATTATAAACTTGGAGATAAAGGTGGTATAGATTTAAAAATGAGAGCTCTTTATAAAAAAAGAGACAGACTATTAAACGAAAATCCAAAAGACCTTGTTAAACAATTAGAAGATATAAATATTAAAGGTGCAAAACTTGCGGGTCAGTCACAAGGCTTTAAACAATTTACTTTTATGGATCCAGTAACTAAAAAAACATCTTCATTTGGTGGTGGTCGTTTAGCAGTTGACATGTTCGATGAATTTCCAGGAATGACCGAGAGACAAATTGTAGATTATATTAAGAAAGCAGATCCAAATGATTTTGATGCACAATTAAAAATAAAAATGTTTGAAGAAAATAGAAAAAATGTTTTTAAGGCTGCAAATAAGTTAACTAAAAAAGAACAACTAGCAGTTTGTAGTTTACTTTCTCGTGGAGGTTTACCGGGAGACTGTGCTGCAGCAATTGATAATGATCCAGTTAAAGCTGCACAAGTTTTTGAACAGGCAGACTCTTCTAGTCCTGCAATGACCAAATTAAAAAATGCTTCAACATCTTTTCTTAACATTGCAAAACGTGGTGGTAGGTTTGGTGCCTTGGCCGCGGTCGGTGCTGTCGGAGCCGGTGCTGTTAAAACATTTATGAACGATGACCCAACAACTTATTTATCTAACGAAGACCAACAAAAAAATATGTTAATCGATATGATAACAAGTCCAATTGATGATACACCACAAGAAAGTTCTGCAATAGTAGATGCTCAATTACCAGCACTAGGAGCTGGAGCTGTAGCAGGTACAGCAGTAACAGCACCTTCGTCGTTAAAAGCTTTTAGAGACAAAGCTTTAGGTGCAAAAAAATCTGGTGTAACTATGACAGGTTTAAAAAGTTTAGGAAGAGGTTTAGGAACTCTTGGAACACCATTAGGTTTACTTGCAACCGAACCATTATTTGTTGGTGGACAAATAGCAGAAGGAGACTCATTAGGAGAAATTGCAACTGACCCACTTAATTATTTAGGTGCTTCTTTTCTTCCTTATACAGATAAATTAGTAAGCACAGGATTAAGTCCTCAAATTGCAAAAACAATGAGACTTGGAATTAGTCCTAGTACATTAAAAACTGTTTCACGTAGATTTGGTTTACCTGGATTAGCATTATCACTAGGTATTAGTGGTTATGAAACTTTTGATGATTACAGAAACAAACGGGGGTTTTTTAGTGAAGAATAAAACACTTGTGATAAATATGCAACACGTGAAGTGGAAAGAAATCCCACCACTTAAAGGACCAGACTCACAAGGGTTGAATGTTCCGTTAAAACAAGCTACAACAATTAAGAACTCGGAGAATATAAATGGCAGATATAGACAAAGCCCTACCAAACGTAGAGACTGAAATTAAAGTACCTAGCGAAGAAGAAATCGCAGTTGAAAAATCACAAACAACTGAGGAACAAGTTGGCCCTGATGATGTACAAGTAACTACAGAAGAAGATGGTAGTGCAACAATTAATTTTGATCCTGAAGCAGTTAACCAACCTGGAACAGAATCACATTTTGATAACTTAGCAGAATTATTGCCTGAAGATATTTTAGGTAAACTAGGATCTGATCTTTCAGCAAATTATGAACAATACAAATCTTCTAGAAAAGATTGGGAAGATAGTTACACAAAAGGTCTAGACCTTTTAGGTTTTAAATACGAAAATCCAACACAACCGTTTCAAGGAGCAAGTGGTGCAACTCACCCAGTGCTTGCTGAAGCAGTTACACAATTTCAAGCACAAGCTTACAAAGAATTACTACCGGCTACAGGTCCAGTACATACACAAATAATTGGACTTGCAGATAGAGCCAGAGAAGAGCAATCAAACCGAGTTAAAGAATTCATGAACTATCAGCTCATGGATGTGATGAAGGAGTACGAACCCGAGTTCGACCAAATGCTTTTTTATCTCCCTCTTGCCGGCTCTGCGTTCAAGAAAGTTTATTACGATGAACTACTTGGCAGAGCCGTGTCTAAGTTTGTACCGGCTGATGATTTAGTTGTACCTTACACTGCAACATCTTTAGAAGATGCAGAGTCTGTTGTTCATGTAATTAAAATGTCCGAAAATGAATTAAGAAAAAAACAAGTTTCAGGTTTTTATCAAGATGTAGAACTAACACCTGGTTATAATCAAGAAACAGAAGTAGAAAAAAAAGAAAGAGAACTTGAAGGAATTAAAAAAACTAGAGACGAAGATATCTTTACTATTTTAGAAATTCATACCGACTTAGATTTAGAAGGTTTTGAAGATAAAGACTCAGCAGGAGAAATGACAGGAATTAAACTTCCGTACATTGTAACTCTTGAAATGGGAAGCAGACAAATATTATCAATTAGAAGAAACTATCAAGCAGACGATCCACAAAAACTTAAAATAGATTATTTTGTACATTTTAAATTTTTACCTGGAATGGGCTTTTATGGTTTTGGTTTAATTCATATGATCGGTGGATTGTCTAGAACGGCAACTACTGCACTAAGACAATTATTAGATGCAGGTACATTAAGTAATTTACCAGCAGGATTTAAACAACGAGGAATACGAGTAAGAGACGAAGCGCAGGCAATTCAACCTGGAGAATTCAGAGATGTAGATGCACCTGGAGGAAGTATTAAAGATGCATTTATGCCATTACCATTTAAAGAACCTTCACCAACTTTATTACAGTTGATGGGAATAGTGGTACAGGCAGGGCAACGGTTTGCCGCCATCGCTGACATGCAGGTCGGAGACGGCAACCAACAAGCAGCTGTTGGGACGACCATAGCTCTCTTAGAACGTGGTTCCAGAGTCATGTCAGCCATACATAAAAGACTGTATGTGGCGATGAAAAATGAATTTAGTTTATTAGCTGGTGTTTATAAAACTTATTTACCAGCAGAGTATCCATACGATGTAGTTGGTGGACAAAGAAATATAAAAGTTGCAGATTTTGATGACAAGATAGACATTATTCCTGTTGCAGATCCAAATATATTTTCTCAATCACAAAGAATTAGTTTAGCACAAACAGAATTACAACTTGCAATGTCAAATCCACAAATGCATAACTTGTATGAAGCATTTCACGCAATGTATACAGCAATTGGTGTAAAAAATATTGATAAAATACTTCCACCGCCTGCACAACCAGCCCCAATGGACCCGGCAGCAGAAAATATTCTTGCAATGAGCGGAAAACCTTTCCAAGCTTTCAAAGGACAAGACCATCAAGCACACATTACAACCCATTTAAACTTTATGGCAACAAATATTGCTAGAAATGCACCTCCAGTTATGGCTGCATTAGAAAAAAACATTTTTGAACACATTTCTTTGATGGCACAAGAGCAATTAGAGATAGAATTTAGAGAAGAAATTGCAAAATTAATGCAAATGCAACAAATGGCACAACAAAATCCAATGTTACAACAAGATCCGCAATATCAACAACAAATTATGTCTATGTCTATTAGTTTAGAGTCTAGAAAAGCTAAATTAATTGCAGAAATGACTGAAGAATTTAAAAATGAAGAGAATAAAATTATGGGTGAGTACAATGGCGACCCAATTGCTAAATTAAAAGCAAGAGAACTTGATTTGAGAGCTATGGACGACAATGTTAAACGTGAACAAGACCAAGAAAAGATTAATTTAGATAAATCTAAACAATTAATGGGTCAACAACAGTTTGACGAAAAGCTGCAACAAAACGAAGAATTAGCTGAATTAAGAGCTGATACATCGCTAGAAAAAACACAAATGGGAATTGACGCAAAAATGGTCAATGACATGATGAAACAAACAGATGTTAGGATCTTGAAAGGTCCTAAAAGATAGTATAAGAAACTAATAGGAGAAAACTATGAAAAAAGAAAAAACTTTTTACACAAAAAACAATCCAAATTATGTTGGAGAAGTTGTGTCTGATACACCAAAAGCAGATGCTAACAACACTCTACAAATTAATCAGGATGGTTATGCGGCAGAAGTTGAAGTTACAATTCCTTTAGGTGAACCAACAGTAAACAAAGTTGGTGGCCAAAAAAGAATGCTAGCTTCTAAAAAATCTACTGTTAAGTGGTATTAGTCTATGTGGTTATCGGCAATTAAATTAGCCGTTTCTGCTGGAAGTAAAATATACGCTAACAAGCAGAAAGCGAAAGTTGCAATGTCTGATGCACAGCTATTGCATGCAGAGCGACAAGCGCGAGGTGAGGAAGCTTACCAAGGTAAACTTCTAGAAGCCCGTCAAAACGATTACAAGGACGAATTCGTTTTGGTGATACTTTCGGCGCCCATAATTGTGCTCGCTTGGGGGGTTTTCAGCGACGATCCGGTAGCCTTAGATAAAGTTAAAATATTCTTTGATCATTTTGCAGCATTACCGACCTGGTTTTCTTCGTTATGGATACTTGTAGTTGGTAGTATTTTTGGTATAAAGGGTACACAGATTTTCAGAAATGGAAAAAAATAGGAGTTAAAATGGCTAAGAAAAAAAGTAAGTTAAAAAAAATTTTAAAAAAAGTCGCACCTTTAGCAGCACTTGCTTTAGGAGCTACTGCTTTGGGAAGAAGAAAACAAAATAATATGTATCTTGCCGAAGAAGGTGGAGCTAAATCTGATATGAGAAACTATGGCCCATTTAGTGATGGACCAAATTATACACCAAGAAGACCCATGACATTTCCAGCTGGAGATTATTCTAGAATAGAAGATTATATGGCTAAAGGTGGTCGTGTAGGTTGTGGCAAAGCTAAACGTGGTTTTGGAAGAGCAATGAAAAAGGGGAAAAAATAATGTCAAATAGAAATTATAATACACAAACAAATCCAAATAGACAAAAACTAGCAAACGGCGGAAGAGCAAAAAAAATGGGTGGTGGAATGATGCGAAAAGATATGGCATCTGGTTATTACCCATCAGACATGGGCATGGAAGGCGGAGCTATGTATAAAAAAGGTGGAAGAGTTAAAAAAAAGAAACAAGGCTACAAAGATAGAAAAGACGAGTCTATTGCAATGAGAATTAAAAAGAAAAGAACTAAAAAACAATTAAGAGCATCAGCTAATGAGTCTTATGGTAAATTTGGTTCTAAAGCTAAAAAATCTGGTAAAATTAATAAATAATGATTAAAAAATTATTACAGAAAATTTTTGGTTCTAAAATTATTTGCGCTCACGGAAACAATATTTCTAAAAAAGTAAAATATTGTCTTGATTGCAAATTAGTAATTAACGAAAACTAATAAAGGAGAAGTATGAAGAAACCAATACCTGCCGGTAAAAAAGGCAAAGGAATAAGAAAACTTAAAAAGGTAGCACCACAAGTTGCAAAACGAATGGGTTACAAAAAAGGAAGGAAGGTAAAATAATGGCTAAACGTGGATTATACGCAAACATTCATGCAAAGAAAAAAAGAATCGCTGCTGGCTCAGGTGAGAAGATGAGAAAACCTGGAGCTAAAGGAGCACCAACTGCTGCTAACTTTAAGAGAGCAGCAAAAACTGCAAAGAAACCTAGAAAGAAAAAGTAGGCATGAGAAAAGCAGATAACATGCCTGCAAGAAATAAAAAAAACTTCAGATCTACGAAGTCTGGAGCAGGTATGACACGAGCCGGTGTCGCTGCCTATAGAAGAAAAAATCCCGGTTCAAAATTAAAAACAGCCGTGACTGGAAAAGTAAAACCAGGATCTAAAGCTGCAAACCGACGTAAGTCGTACTGTGCAAGAAGCGCAGGCCAAATGAAACAATTTCCAAAGGCTGCAAAAGATCCTAATTCTAGACTAAGACAGGCACGTAGAAGATGGAAATGTTAAATGAAAAATGCAATACTGGATGCTTTAGAAGATAGATACACAGCACAAATTTCAGAAGCTGATGCTACTATTAAAATATATTTAGAAAATTCTGTAGGCATTGGAGAACACCCACAACACATAGACGAAATAGATAAATTGTTTCAAAAGATTGCTGATGCTCAAGAAAAATTAGAAGCAATTAAAGATTATAGAGGAGAGAGAAGTGCCCTTTAAATCTGAAAAACAAAGACGTTATCTATACAAAAACGAACCTGCCGTAGCAAAAAAATGGACTAAAAAATATGGTAGTAAAATAAGTAAACCAAAGAAAAGGAAAAAGAAATAATGGACGAACTAACTTTTATAGAAAAAATAAGAAAAATAATTAAAATGAGACATGATGATGTTGTCTCTGCAATGGCATCTGGTGGTGTTGACAACATGGAAAAATACCAGTATATGTTAGGACAGATACGAACATATCAGTATTTAAGTCAGGAAATATCCAGCCTGCTAAATAAAAAGGAGCAAAAAGAAAATGAAGGAACAGTCATCGACATCAACTCAAAAACCAACAATTGAGTTACCAAATAAAGATCTAGTAGGTGTAAAACCAACTAAGAAAAAAGAAATTAACGAATCTTCAAAACTACCAAATCCAACAGGTTGGAGAATTTTAGTTTTACCTTTTAAACAAAAAGAAAAAACTAAAGGTGGAATAATTTTAGCAGACGACACAGTAGAAAGATCGCAAGTAGCATCAACTTGTGGTTTAGTATTATCCATGGGCCCGCACTGCTATGACAAAGAAAGATACCCAGAAGGTCCTTGGTGCAAGAAAGGTGATTGGATTGTATTTGCAAGATACGCCGGATCACGAATTAAAATAGATGGGGGTGAGATAAGACTTCTCAATGATGATGAAGTTTTAGCGACCGTGGAAAACCCTGAAGATATATTCCACGAATTTTAACAATCATAGGAGAAACTATGCCAGACAAAGAAGAAACAAAATCTAATGAGCCAATGGTCGATTTAGATACATCCGGACCGGGTGCAAGAGTAGACTTACCAGAAGTAGAAAAAGAAGCAGAAAAAACTTTTGAAAAAGAGGAAAAATCAAATGAACCAAATGTTACGTACGATGATCAGCCCGCTGACACATCTGAGAAACCTGTTGAGCAGTCTGATGTTCGAGATGAAAAGAACGAAGGCGGTGAGGTTACACAGAAAGCTGACGAAGCAAAAAGTGATAAACAACCAGATAACACTAAAGAAGTTGAAGAGTATTCTGAAGGAGTTAAGAAAAGAATAGCTAAACTTACTAAGAAAATGCGTGAAGCTGAAAGACAAAAAGAGGAAGCTTTACGATATGCTCAAAGTATAAAACAAGAAAGAGACAAGTACGAAGCAACTGCCACATCTTTAGATAAAAATTATGCCACAGAAATGGAAGGCAGAATTTCATCTTCTATTGCAGCAGCGCAAGCAAAACTTGCAGCAGCTAGACAAAATGAGGATGCTAAAGCTGAAGTAGAAGCATTAACTGCTATATCTCAACTAGGTTATGAACAAGGTAAATTAGCAGAATTAAAGACTCAGCATCAAATGCAAGAGACTGCTGCTAAAGAACAACCAGTTCAACCAGCACAACAACCAATACAACAAACACCTGCTAGAGATCCTAAAGCGGAAGCTTGGGCAGAAAAAAATGAGTGGTTTGGCAAGGATAATGCCATGACTTACACAGCATTCGATCTACATAGGAAACTTACCGAAGAAGAAGGTATGGATCCTCAGTCTGACGAATATTATGAGGAAGTTGATAAAAGAATAAGACTTGAATTCCCTCATAAATTTGATAAACCAGTAGAAGAAAAACAGACTACTAAACCTACACAGAACGTTGCCTCTGCAACGCGTAGTACAAAGAGTGGTCGCAAACAAGTGAGACTCACATCTTCTCA